TATATACAATGGGTGACATGAGCCTGCACAGCATGCGACTCGATAATGACCTCTGGCGCACGGCGATGGAGAAGGCCCGGAGCGACGGCACGAACCTGACCGCCGTGATTAACTCGCTCCTGCGCGGCTACATCGGCGGCGATCGTCCTGAACCCGCCAGGCGGCCGGCGCGAGCACGGTCCGTCGTAGCTCAAGTGGCAGAGCGCCCGCCTGTTAAGCGGACGGCTGATGGTTCGAGTCCATCCGGCGGAGCTAAGTCCCGGCGCTGCACGCATCAGGGCACGCGGTACCTCGGCGGCTGGTGCGAACCTTGCGGCGTTACGGTTCTCATGGGCGGACTGCTGCCGGGCTAGTGCTCGCCCAGCAACTCCAGCAGGCCCGTGGTCGGGACGATGTAGGCGCCCCCGATGCGCAGCACCCGGCAGGGGAACTCGCTGGCCCGCGCTAGCTCGTACGCCTTGGTGCGGCCGATCCCGAGGGTGCCGGCTGCGGTGAGCAGGTCCACGGTGGCCCGCGCCTTCAGGTCCGCGACGGACATGCGGGGCAGCGCGTCCTTGCCCTGCGAGGGCCCTTTCCGCTTCGGCTTCCCGGATTTTCCCATGCGCGGCAGTATGACCGTTCCCGCCGGACGGTGCGGCACTATCCGGTAACCGGAGGCGCGCGTGACCGCTACGGCGCTCCCCGATCTCCGCCGGGCCATCAGCGATGTCCGCGTGTTCTCGAAAGCCATCTGCGGTGCCGAGTTGTGGCCGCATCAGGTCGCGGTCGCCCGGTCCCCGGCGCGCTACCGGGTGATCTGTTCCGGACGCCAGGCAGGCAAGAGCCGGTTCCTGGCCATCTCCGCCCTTCACCAGGCGTTCACGTCCCCGGGCTGCCTGGTGCTGATCGTCTCCGCCGGGGAGATCGCGGCCCAGCGCGTCCTCGCGGACATCGGGGATCTGTGCACCGCGCCGCTGCTGCGCGGGAGCGTGGTCGATGAGACCAAATCCCGCGTGGTGCTGAGCAACGGCAGCCAGATCCTCTCGGTGCCGGCCTCCCAGAGGCAGGTCAGAGGCTGGTCCATCGATCTTTTAATTCTGGACGAAGCAGCCTTTATCGACCCAGAACTATGGAGGGCCTCAGAGCCGGCTATCATCGCCCGGCCCGGCTCACGGGTGATCCTTTGCAGCAGCCCCTGGGGCGACGTAACGCACTTTTTCAGGGCGATGTGGCAGCGGGGCATGGACTCCCCGGACGAGATGTTCGAGTCCTGGCACTGGCCAAGCTCCATCTCGCCGCTGGTCGATGACGACCTGCTGGAGGAAATCCGCAAAAGGGAAACTGCGGAATATTTCAGCAGAGAATACCTGGCCGCGCCCGGGACGGCTGGCAGGCCGTCGCCGGGACTTCGCGCTTAGTGACCATTCTCCCACGTCAGACTGACATTGCGGGGGAACCTTGGCCGATGCCGGCACGCTGATCCGGGCGGCCCGCGATCCGGTTGAGTTCTCGCGGCTGCTCTGTGGCGCCCCCTTGTGGGATCACCAGATTGCGGTCGTACGGTCGCAGGCGAGATACCGGGTAATCTGCTCCGGCAGACAGGCAGGTAAGAGCAGGCTGCTCTCGATCTCTGCCCTGCACAAGGCGTTCACGTCCCCGGGATGCCTGGTGCTGATCGTCTCGGCGGGCGAGATCGCGGCCCAGCGGGTTCTGGCGGACATCGGGGACCTGTGCGGCCGGCCGCTGCTGCGCGGCTCGGTCGTAGACGAGACCAAGAGCCGCGTGGTGCTGACGAACGGCTCCCAGATCCTGTCGGTGCCCGCCTCGCAGCGGCAGATCCGGGGCTGGTCGGTGGACCTGCTGATCCTGGACGAGGCCGGGTTCATCGACGGGGACCTGTGGCGCGCGGCCGAGCCGGTGATCATCGCCCGGCCGGGCTCGCGGGTGATCCTGTGCTCGAGCCCGTGGGGCGGCGCGGAGCATTTCTTCCGCCAGATGTGGCAGCGCGGGATGGACCGCCCCGATGAGATGTACGAGTCGTGGCACTGGCCGTCCTCGATCTCGCCGCTGGTGGACGAGAGCCTGCTCGCGGAGATCCGCAAGCGCGAGACCGCCGAATACTTCCGCCGCGAGTACCTCGCCGAATGGCAGGACGACGCCGGGACGTTCTTCTCCGAGGCCGAGATCACCGGCTCCGTAGCCGACTACGACCTGATCTCCCCCGAGGCCATGAACCTCATGTGCCCGTACGACTCCGAAGCGGGCCGGGTGATCCGCCCGTTCGGCGCGGCGATGGGCCTGGACTGGGCATACTCCCAGGACGCGCAGGCCGCGGTTGTCGTCGCCGCGCTGGACGACGGGGGCCTGAACGGCCGCGAGCTGGCGTACTTCGTGCCGTGGCTGGAATACCGCTACAGGTGCCCCTACAGCCAGTGGGTAGACCGCTCCGCGGAGATCGCCATGGCTTACGAAATGCGCATTATTGGGTCGGAATGTAACGGTGTGGGCGCGGCGCCGACTGAGACCCTCCGCGACCGGCTTTACCGCCAGGGTTCCGCCACCGTCGTATCGTCGGTCTGGACGGATGCGCGCAGGAAGCAGTCCGGGTTCGGGAAGATCAAGATGATGATGCAGCAGGGCAGGCTCGTCATCCCCCGCGAGCCCGAGTTGCTCCGCCAGCTCCGCGCCCTGGAGTTCGAGGCCATGGATTCGGGTACGGTGCGGATCGCGGTCCCTGCCCGCGCCGGCCATGATGACCTTGCGATGGCCCTTCTTCAGTCCATTTCCTGCATCCGTCCGTCCCTTCGGATGGACGGCGAGATCCCTGAGCGTCCGGGGCTGGAGCACTGCACGACAGGAGCGGGCCTGAAGGTTCCCCTCCAGGCCCGTCCCGTCGAGTGGCACATGTCGTCCTACATGGTCCCGTCAGGCCGCGAGCGCGGCACGGACGCGGCGTGGTAGCTACGCTGGGCGGCATGAAGGGCTGGACGCCTCGCGGCGATCTGATCGAGCTGACGAAATGGCAGGAAGACGCCGTGCGCCAGCTACTCGGCCCGCACCCCATCGCCATCGTGAACCGGGGGCGTCAGTTCGGCTGGTCCACGGTGCTGGAGACAGCGCACCGCTATGACCGGAGCGGCACCTTGCCGCCGCGAGATGAGCCGTCGCCCGTAAGCTGACATCGCCCGGTCACCAGTCGTCTAGCGGCCCAGGGCACCCAGCGCGGCGGGGATCGAGTCCCCAGCGGAGTGCGCGCGCGCTCCGGAACCCACGCCTTCACGGGCGCGGGAATGGCCCCCGTCTGGTAAACGCCGGTTCAAATCCGGCCGGTGACCAGGCACTTCCCTCTTGACGAGAGGGCTTGACGAGAGGGGAGGTGAGAAAAGTGGGCAACCTCCCTCCCCTTAATGCTGCTGTAACTGATCCGGTCACGGCGCGGTTCTGCACCGAGACGGGCCACTGCTGCCCGGCGTGCCCGGCCGACGTGCGCAACCTCGCGGCCACGGCCCACAATGCCCACGGCGCGGTCACTGCCGCGCTCAGCGAGATGGGCGACTGGGGCCGCGCGCGAGTCAAGCTGGATGATCTCAAGCGGGCGCTCGTCACATTCGAGCAGGCCAGCACCGCGCATTTCGACGCGATGGAAGCGTGGCGCCGCCCTTGACCGGCTGGATCTGCGACTGGTGCCGCAAGGGACGCTGCGAGCGCTGTGACGAGGACGGCTGCGCCTGCCCGGAGTGCGGGGACTACCTGCCGCTGCTGGATGATGACGACGACGAGGACGAGTAACGGTGCGCTGTCAGCCGGTCACGATAGGCTGATCACGTAAGGATCCCCGCGCCAGTACCACCTGACCGGGGATCGTGGACAACCTGTTTGGGCAGGCTGACATGGCCAACGGTACCTGTTCGGTCCCCGGATGCGGTCGCACCGGGCAGACACGCCACGGCATGTGCGATCCGCACTACCGGCGCTGGAAGCGCAACGGCGATCCCGGGCCGGCTGACATCAAGACTCCCGCAGGTTCCGGCCGGGCGTGCATCGTAGAGGGCTGCGGGCGGATCGAGCCCCTGCGCAACGACATGTGCCAGAAGCACTACCTGCGGGTGAAGGCGACCGGCGGCACGGACGATCCGGAGCCGGTCACTCACTGCCCGCAGGAGCACGAGTACACGCCTGCGAACACCCGCATCCATCGCGGCAAGCGGCACTGCATCGAGTGCAGCAGGATCGCGAAGCGTGAAGCCTACGCCCGGGACACCCCGGCGCCGTGTTCCGTTGATGGCTGCGAAACCCCGGCCCGTAAGCGCGGCTGGTGCGGGTTCCATTTCGACCGCTGGCAGCAGTTCGGTGACCCGCTGGCCGGTGAGGCCAAGCGGTCGTTTGCCAAGCTCTCGCCAGAGGACAAGGCCGCGAGCATGAAGGCTGCCGCGCGGAAGTACCACGAGACGCACCGGGAGCAAATCGCGGCCCGCAAGCGGCAGTGGCAGCAGGAGAACTGGGAAGCCGTACGCGCCGCGACGACGGCATGGCGGGAGCAGAACCGGGCGCGCTGGAACGCACTGGTGTACGAGTCGAGGCGCCGCCGGCTCGGGCGCATCGGCCCGGACCCAGAGCGCGTGGACCGCGAGGCGATCCTTGCCGAGTTCGGGATGGTCTGCCACATCTGCACGCGCGAGATCGCGGACAGGTCGGATCTTGAGTTCGACCACGTGATCCCGATCGCCCGGGGCGGCACCGAGACCTACGGCAACCTCCGGCCCTCGCACAAGCGCTGCAACCGCAGTAAGGGCGCCAAGCTGATGTCCGAACTCGGGGGTGGGCTGCGTGGGGATGCCCTTCACCGACGACCGGGACAAGATGCGGATCCCGCTGGCCCTCGGGCCGGGACCTGCGCGCGGATTGCCCCAGAACCCAGAGGGGGCCTGGCCGCCGCCCGTCTGGGATCCGATCCTGTGGGACATGAAGTGCTGGGCCGCATGGTGGGGCGGCGATTGTGACGCTTTGATGCGCACATACTACGCATTGGGCGGCGACTCGCCCATCGCCCGTAGTTACTTTGCGACTACCGGCGAGCCCGGCCTGCCGACACCGCGCCCTGGCCAGTATCGCGGTGGTTTGCTAGGGTCTGTCCGCCGCTGGTATCACGGGATCGCCACGCCGCCAGGGGAGAAAAGGAACAACATCCACCTGCCCCTGGCCGGTGACATCGCCTCATCCTCGGCGAGTCTCCTGTTCTCCCAGCCGCCGGCGCTCAAGCATGAGGCCGGCGGCCAGGACTACCTCACCGGGCTAGTCGACGACGGCACGCACGCCACGTTCCTCGAAGGCGCCGAGCACTGCGCGGCGATGGGCGGCGTGTACCTGCGCGTCACCTGGGACACCGACGTCAGTGATCACCCGTGGATCGACCTGGTTCCCGCCGACGCCGCCGTACCGGAGTTCCGTGGCAGCAAGCTCGTGGCGGTCACGTTCTGGACGGTCCTGCGCGATGAGGGCAAGACCGTCATCCGGCACCTGGAGAAGCACATTCCCGGCCGGAACGCGATCCTGCACGGCGTCTACGTCGGCGAGCAGGACAAGATCGGCACCCAGGCGCCGCTGGGCGACTTCTGGGAGACCGCGCCGTACGCGCAGATGACCACCGAGGGCAACGCCATCACGTTCCCCGACCAGCCCAAAGACGCCTCCACGGTCGTGTATGTGCCGAACATGCGGCCCAACCGGATCTGGCGTGACCTCGGCCCGCACACGGCCCCGTTCGGCCGCTCGGACTACAGCGGCCTTGAGACGGACCTGGACGGCCTGGACGAGGCGTACGGCTCATGGATGCGCGACATCCGCCTCGGCAAGGCCCGCCTCATCGTCCCGTCCAGCTACATCGACAACATCGGCCGGGGCAAGGGCGGCATCTTCGAGCCTGAGCGCGAAGTCTTCGTCCCCGTCGCCGCGATGGTGTCCGGCGAGGGGACGATGGGCCAGCAGATCATGGCCCAGCAGTTCGACATCCGCTGGCAGGCGCATCAGCAGACCGTCTCCTCGATGATGGAAATGATCATCCAGATGGCGGGGTACTCCGGGCAGACCCTCGGCATCCAGGGCGACGTGGCGCAGACCGCCACGGAAGTCGTGGCACGGGAG